AAAACCTGCCAAACTGACCCCTTGGCCGTTCTTTAACAGGCCGCTGCTGCGGGAATCGCTGCCGCTGCGGCTACAACTTACAACAACTAAACGGAGGTTCATCCTATGATGGATTTTTATGAAACCGATGGCGGGCGACTATGCCGCACTTTCAAAGACGATTGTGTCGTCAGGTCAATCAGCATCGTTTTACGGTGCCCATATAAAGAGGTCTTCGAAGACCTCATGCATTTGGGCCTTGAGATGGGAGCTTATCCAAACTACGACAAAGTTTGGATCAAGTACATCGAGTCAAAGGGGCTTGTGAAACACAAGCCACCCCGAGACAAAAACGGCAAGCTGATCAAGCTGCGCGATTGGGATTTCCGAGGACGGGCAGTTGTCCGAAACTCTGGACACTTGACCGCCGTAGACGGTGGAACGGTGACCGATTCTTGGGACTGTCGAAACCGGCCAGTAAACTCATACTGGGTTTATAAAAAGACGCTGCCGGGAAAACCGGGGGGTTTTGAGGCAATGCTAAACAAAGAGTTAGCTTTTTTGCTTAGGCCATCTAAAAGTCGGAAATAAAATTAGGGGGCTTCGGCCCCTTTTTTGTTAATTGGCCTATCTATATAGTACTTTTTCAGAAAATTAATTTTTTTAAAAAAATAATTTCAAAAATGCCGGTACTGGTGGGACTGGTGGGATTGCCCAGTAAACACGCGGCTTTCAGCCGTACCGGCACGGTCCCAGCGTTGTTTAACAACGGGACAGTTTTTGTAAAATTGCGTTTCCACATAGGAGTTTTCAGGAAATCTTTTTTTTTATTTTTTTATTTTTACTAAAAAGTACTATATGGTAAGCGTTTTTAATTAGGTAAGATTTGTCGTATGGCAGAACAGGTAATTAAGAAAGAAACCAGAGGCCGACCTCGTGTTAGTGAGGCGACCCGACTGACCGGCAAACAGGTCAAGTTTGTTGAACTGGTTGCAACTCGCGAGGGCCAAGACACTTTGCAGAACCTAGCTATTGAAGCCGGGTTCAGTCCGAAAGGTGCCAACACCCGAGCATACGAAATGCTCAATCCCAGGATTTCTCCACATATATGCAAGGCGTTGCGTGAACGCAGAGAACAGCTTGCTGAAAAGTATGAAGTGACTTATGCCAGACACATTCGTGATCTTCAGAAGATCCGTGATGATGCACTTGCCAATGGAGCTTACTCGGCGGCAGTGCAGGCCGAAAAGGCGAGAGGGTTAGCTCAAGGTAATATCTATGTGAACAAGAGCGAGATCCGTCATGGGTCGATTGACTCCATGAGCAAGGAACAAGTCAAAGAGGCACTAAACGAACTCAAGCGTCAGCTTGGGGAAAAGGTGATTGATGTCGAGCCAGAGCGAGTCGAGCTTCTGGAAGACGCTCAAGTGGCACATTGAAAAATCGGGGTACGATGTCGTACTGACTCGTATTGAGAACTCACAGACTCCCGGTATCCCCGATCTTCTTTTTTGTGACCGCAAGCGCAACCTGCATTTAATTGAGTTAAAGGTAGCCACTGGTTGGAAACCTAAACTCAGTCCTTTCCAAATTAGTTTTGCTGTTCGGCACCAAGCTGCAAGGGCGTGGGTGTTGATCCAGAAATGGCAAAAAGATGAGAACGAAATCTACCTGTACCGCGCTGATCAGGTTATGAAGCTAATGGAAAAAGGTATGAAGGAAGTCAAACCGAAAGAAGTGTTCACCCTTCCCGTTGGTCTGGAACGGTTTTTGATAGCCCTTGAGGATTTCTGATGACTCGTATAGGATGATTCCCATGAGTAGTTTTAATGTACTGGAAGTCAAAAAATGACTTCCATGAAAAATGTATATCCTTTATAGGAAACATTTAGAAAAGCAGCAGAGGTTGGAGCAGTTACGACAGGATCGTTTGGCGCGTATTGCTAAGGAAAAAAGGTTAAATGAGATTAGAAAACAAAAACTAGCTCGTTTAGAAAACATGGTAAGGAAAAAGCATTTAGAGGCGGGCATGACTCTTGAAGAAATTAATAACGGAGTCTTGTATAGGTAAGGGTTGACACTTAAATAGTTGCGTGTAGGATATCTCCCATACAACAACTAAAGGAAGTGTTATGTCACTAGAAAAAATCAGCGAGCTGATTAAAGTAGCCCGAGCCGAATCCACAGAGTACGACGACGCTGTGAAGGACGATCCGATCTCTGCCTTTCTTAGCTTGGAAGCGGCAAACAAAATCACACCGCTTGATCTGGACCGCATGATCGCAAACCCCTCGGCGGCTCTTCATGATTTATTTGGAATTGGAATACATTTAAATCCCGAAACTAAAAAGTTTGATGATTGCTTTCATCCACGGTTTGCCAAGTCTTTAACGGTGACGGTTCGACTTACAGAACTTTTCGGGTGCGCGGCTTCGCGTCGCGTCGAGATCGATCCCGAACGGGTTTGGAGAAAACTCGGGTACTCTTCAGAAGAGGTGATCGAAAATGACATGGACGTGATGGATTACGTCGAAGATTTTTTGCAAAAAATAGATGAGGAGTATGGTCGCCAATGGTTAGGCTTAGATTTGGAGGATTTCAAAGATCAACTTAAAGAAGACTTTCAGACTGATCTTGATGAAATTTGTTGGGACAACGCCGATTTCACTGTGGAGAAATAAGTAAAGATGTGCAGCAACAAAGTTCTGATCGACGTTCCGAAAGGTTTGGATTATAAGACTGTTGAATACCCTTGTGGATCGACTGGCATTTATGGACAAATGATTTTGTGCGACAAATGCGAACCGCAACGGAAAAACCGCCAAGCCTTAACCGATGCCGACAACGCTTGGATGAAGTCGGCTGGGTGGGGAGAAATTTAAATCCGGGGTTGTTTTGGTTGGGGTCTATGTATAGGATAGATCCCACACCAATAACGACGAGTGTATAAATGAAATTGCTTGATACTGGTTTGGGAAACACCAAAATAAAAAAGACCCAAGATTACGAAAACCCCTTCGGTAAACCTTTCAGACTTGCGTCATTATCTCTATGGCCCGATGACATAATTTGTGCAGGTAGTTTGCTTGCGGATTGTCGTGAGGGTTGTTTGAGATTAGCTGGGCGGGGTCGTATGCGTAACGTGATCGCTGGGCGGCAAGCTAAAACCGAATTGTTTCATAACGATCCGGAATTGTTTCTTTCAATGTTCGAAACCGAATTAGAAAATTTCCAGAAAGTTTGTGATCGTGATGGGTTGTTAGCCGTGGTGCGTCCGAATACGATCTCGGATATCCCGTGGGAGAAATACGAATTGCCGCAGAAATTTCCTGAAATGGTTTGGTACGATTACACTAAGATCGCGCATAGACTTGGCCGCACTCCGGAAAATTATAAACTGATGTTTAGTTATAGCGGGGTCGAGCGATATCAAAACCAAGTCAAGAAAGCTTTAAAAACCGAGGTGCCGATATCGGTAGTGTTTAACGGTCCGTTTCCTAAAACTTTTATGGGTCGTGATGTAATCGACGGCGATAGATCCGATCTGGTTAACCTGTACGCTGGTCCGGTTATTTTAGGATTGAAAGCCAAGGGACCTGCGAAACAAGATAATACTGGTTTCGTTGTTCACACTAATCTAGCGACAATGGCCGCCTGACAATTTCTGCCCAGGTGCTAAAACCTCTCCGTTTATGCCCCGCCTAGTGCGGGGTTTTTTTTGCGGGTTAGATATGCGATGATGCTTATCCAATCAACTAAACGGAGACTAAATTGGATTATTATATTTTGCCGAACGGCGTTAACTTACACCTAACACGATCCGACGATACGATTTGTTTTTCAGGATCGGCCACGGGTAACCACTGGCTATCTGCAACGCAAACAACCGACGCCCGATTGAGAGAACATTGGGACGGGTACAAAACCAACGCGCTAAAAAACTACTGGGAGAATGTCTAATGATTGCCAAAGTAATAAAAGAAGAGATTGCCGACCCGGAGACTAATCGAGTGGTCGAGGCAAAGATTATTGAATGCGGCGTTTGTAAATCCCCCTTACAGCTATGGGATAGCTGGGCGAACGAGTGTGAGAAATGCGGCACCGAGTATGATTCCGCGGGTTGGCGTTTGGCCC